GAAAAAACTGTTAACCTTGAATTATTTTTTAAATAATGGATTTACCTATTGATATAAATGAACTTGAAGTCATTATTGAATCTGTATCAGATGTTGATACTGAACTGTGTCGTAAATTAAGGTTGGTTAAAACATTGATTGAAGAAGGTAAACCTTATAAGAAAATACTTCGTGAAAAATATGGAATGGTAGCATGAATATAGATAAACACTTTGATCCTACAGATGATCTTGAAAAAGAACTTTTACAGGAACTTGACGATATCGCAAGACAGTTAAATGGTAAGATTACATACAGTGCCTATGGTAATAGTATGGGTAGATCTTCCAAAACTGTAACCATTGAATACGACATTATAGAATAGTATGGATTTTTTAAAAGAAATAGTAAAAGAGATTGGTGATGAATTTACCCAAATCGCAGCAGATATAGATGAAACAGAAAGATTCATTGATACAGGAAGTCATATCTTCAATGCGGTTGTTAGTGGTTCCATTTATGGTGGCGTTTCTAGTAATAAGATCACTGCCATTGCTGGTGAGACTTCTACTGGAAAGACTTATTTTTCCCTTGCTATTGTCAAGAACTTTCTGGACACTAACCCTGATGGGTATTGCCTCTATTTTGATACTGAAGCTGCAATCACCAAGGGATTACTTGCATCTCGTGGAATTGATCAAAACAGACTTGTTGTTGTCAATGTCGTTACGATAGAAGAGTTTCGTAGTAAGGCACTTAAAGCAGTTGATATATACTTAAAGAAAGATTTGACCGAACGCAAACCTTGTATGTTTGTGTTAGACTCTTTAGGTATGCTCTCAACAGAGAAAGAGATAAGAGATACCTTGGATGATAAACAAGTCCGTGATATGACCAAATCACAACTTGTGAAGGGAGCATTCCGTATGCTTACACTTAAACTTGGTCAAGCAAATATTCCACTTATTGTTACTAATCATACCTACGATGTTATCGGATCTTATGTCCCAACTAAAGAAATGGGAGGAGGCAGTGGCCTCAAATATGCCTCGTCTACAATCATTTATCTCTCAAAGAAAAAGGAAAAGGATAAGACAGAAGTTGTTGGAAACATTATTAAAGCTAAGACGATTAAATCCAGACTCTCAAAAGAAAACCAACAAGTAGAGATAAGACTCTACTATGATGAAAGAGGTCTTGACAGATACTATGGTCTTCTTGACTTGGGAGAGATTGGTGGTATGTGGAAGAATGTTGGTGGTCGATATGAGATAGACGGAAAGAAAGTCTATGGTAAACAAATATATGCAGAACCAGAGAAATATTTTACAGAAGAAGTAATGAGTAAGTTAGACGAAATTTCAAAGAACACATTCTCATATGGAACGAATTGAATTAACGATTCTTCGGAATCTCATATTTAATGAAGAATACTCACGAAAGGTAATACCTTTTATTGAACCCGACTACTTTGAAGAGAGAAAAGAGAAAGTTATATTTGAGGAGATAACCTCATTCATTATAAAGTATGATTCTGCTATAACAATCGAAGCACTAAATATTGAGGTTGAAAATCGAACAGACTTAACAGATACTGAACTAAATGAAATCAGAGATATAAACAGATCTCTTGATGATTCTCCAGTTGATTTTCATTGGTTAACTGACACTACAGAGAAATGGTGTCGTGATCGTGCTATATATTTGGCACTTATGGAATCAATTCAGTTAGCAGATGGAAAAGATGACAAAAAAGGAAGGGATGCTATTCCTAGTATTCTCTCTGATGCTCTGGCTGTTTCTTTCGATAATAATATAGGACACGATTACTTACTAAACTATGAAGAAAGATATGAGTATTACCACAAGAAAGAAGACAAAATCGAATTTGATCTGGAATACTTTAACAAAATTACCAAAGGCGGTCTACCTAATAAGACTCTTAACATCGCACTTGCTGGTACGGGTGTCGGGAAGTCTCTATTCATGTGCCATCATGCTAGCTCCGTGTTGCTCCAAGGGAGGAACGTACTCTACATTACAATGGAAATGGCAGAGGAAAAAATTGCTGAACGAATTGATGCAAACCTTTTAAATGTTCCGATACAGGATTTAACTGATTTACCTAAACCAATGTTTGATAAAAAGGTAACTAACCTTTCAAAGAAAACACAAGGTCAGTTAATTATCAAAGAATATCCAACAGCATCAGCACATAGTGGTCACTTTAAAACATTACTAAATGAACTATCATTGAAAAAATCATTTCGACCTGATATAATATTTGTAGATTATCTAAATATCTGTGCTTCTTCAAGATACAAAGCAAACAGTGGTGTCAACTCTTACTCGTATATCAAAGCAATTGCGGAAGAACTTCGTGGTCTCGCTGTCGAAGCGAACGTACCGATTGTATCCGCAACTCAAACTACTCGCAGTGGTTTTGCTAGTTCTGATGTTGATCTTACCGATACCTCTGAATCATTTGGCCTTCCTGCAACTGCTGATCTTATGTTCGCTCTTATATCTACTGAAGAACTCGAAGAACTCAATCAGATAATGGTTAAACAACTTAAGAACAGATACAATGATCCGACTATATTCAAGAGATTTATTATAGGTATTGATCGATCAAAGATGAGATTATATGACGTTGAGCAAAAGGCACAGGATGATATTCTTGACAGCGGACAAGAAGAGGAGTATAATAATGAAAAAGCAAAACCGAAAAAATCATTTGCAGAGTTTAAGTTTTAATTATGTCTGGAGATTACAACACACACAACAATCAACAACCACATATCAATTATGCAGGACAAAAAGTTGACTTGGATAAGTATGCTTTATTCGTGGATGGTGTCACATCCGATCCCAGTAAGGATTATAAATCTTTCCTTGAAAGTCTTAGTACCCTTGACGGAGAAGGTTCCAATATTCACAGGCTTCTTACTGCTGCTGTTGGCATTAGTGCTGAAGGTGGTGAATTTATGGAAATCGTTAAGAAAATGGTTTTCCAAGGTAAACCTTGGAATCATGATAATCGTGAGCATCTTATTATTGAGTTGGGCGATGTAATGTGGTACGTAATGCAAGCATGTAAAGCACTACATGTATCATTAGATGAAGTGATAGAATGTAATGTAGATAAATTAAAGAAGAGATATCCTGGTGGGGATTTCGATGTTCACTATTCAGAAAACCGTAAGGAGGGAGACAGATGAGAGAACAACTAATCAAAGCACTACTCGCACACGCACAAGGTGACATTGCGAAACACAAAGCAAACATTCAAAAAGTAATTTTTTATTAAAATGGCCAAACCCAAAGCAAATCTAGAAGAGATAACTAATTATCTCTATAAGATAGGTAAGGTTAACAAAGATGTAATCACTTTTAGAAAAGTAGACTTTGAAGTTTTTAAGGTAAAGAGTGGTATAGAATTATCTCTTGAGCATCCTGGTAGTATGAAAGATTTAAATTTTTTTAAAAGTGGAATATTTAAAGCACTAATAGGAGGATTTTCAGGATTAATAAGAACACAGGATAAACAGGGATATAAAATTTTAAAGTTTACAGAAAACGGTAAATCTATATCTATTACTTTTGATGTTGAAGAGAATGAAAATCTTGCTAGTATAAAAGGTAAAACCATACCTACAAGAATTCAAGAGGAAGGTTCTACTATAGTTTTTAATAGAGCCTTACGTGATAATAAAATATTTACAGAGACTAGAGATAAAAAAATTTTAGTCAGTGGCAAAGCTATAGAAAATGATAAAGTTTATAAACAATTAGTACAGTTGTTTGGTCCTGTATGGAATTCTAGATTAGATGGTTGGATATGGACATATTATCAGCAGCAAAAGGAAATGTTAAAAGAATATAGTGGTCGTCAATGGGATGAGTTTAGATATGATAATCAATCTTTTGTCAAATTCTTTGAAAAACACATGAAAAATTTGAGAAGAGATCATGATCCTGCAGTGCCAGCAGGAAGGTATGAAACTTGGAACCCGTCTGATATTTGGGCAGTGAGAGGTATGAATTCTGTTAAAGAAAGAATAATAAAATCTATAACACCAAAACATCAACATTTGATTGAGTTAAACAATTTATTAATTGAGTTAATGGAGAATGAAGAACTTGTTGGAGTATCTCTTAAAAAAGTAAATTTTGGCGACAAAGCAGAAATACATTTACATAATGTTGATACATCTAACATATTAAAATCTCTTGCTTCTTATTCTAAAATTGAAAATTATTCTATGAAGGATATTAAATTTGAATATGCCAATATCTGGCAGGGTAACGCTGTAACCACCACTGTTAAGATTGGTCCTACTAATGAATATAAAATTAACATCACTAGATCAGGTAATAATTTAAGTTTTAATACAGCAATAAAAAGAACTCCTGCTGCACAAGGTGGACAGGCACCTATTGACATGGTAGTTAAAATGCTTAATGGAAAAGAATTTAAAAAAAACTTTTCGGAATATCCTCAAACACCTGAAAAATTAGTTGAACAATCTTCAAAATATGAAAAGATGTATAAAATTGTAACTAAAAATATTAATGATGCACCTTCATATAATGAATTTGAACTTTTATTAGAATCTGTTTATAATAAAGATAAAAGGAATGCAGTTGCTAAATTAATGCAGTTATCTTTCTGGTGTGATGCTATTAATAAATTTTCATCAAATACTGATAAATCTGCAGAGTTTTGGACAGATCTTTTGTATACTGGTATGAAAATAAAACCTGGTCGACAATTCGCACCTCACGCAAAGATATCTTAACATGGCAACAAACGCTCAAGAAACAGCTAACCAAGAAAATGGATCAAGAGTGTTCTTTGAATCTGTAATAGAAAAGGGTGTTGAACCATCTGATAAAGATATGATGAAAATTTATAATAATTATAGTTTGGAATGGAAATTAACTTATAGGAAACAGGTCGCTGCTGTAAAAAAATATATTGGATCGCAGAAAGGATATGAATATTCTAGAGATACTGGTATTATGCCCTTTATTGAAAACATAGCAAAAACGGATTGTGGTGTAGCAGTTAAAGATAGATGGGATCCAATGGATATTGTAATGGTGAAGAAAAATATGAAAAAAACTGTAGAAGGAACTATTCGTGAATTGACAAATATGAAAGGTATGACAAAGGATGCCAATCTTCTTATTTTAAATGCTTACATGAGAGAGGCATTAAAGGATAAAATTTTAATTGGAATTTCTCTAAAGGCAATTAAATCAAATAAAAAGAAAGCAAATATGGAACTTGCAAATATGAGAAGTGATAAGTCTACTCGTATTAACATTGAACCTATTGATGGATCTATAAAATGCACACTTACATTAGGTAAAAAAGCAAATTATTTATTTGATACTGGGGAATTAGGATTTGATTTAGAGACAGAATCTGGTGCGGAGATACATGGACAAACACGTAGTTTTCAATATTCTAAAGCAAGAAATGTAAGTCAAACTGATCTTACTCCAAAAGGTAGAGATGCTGGAGCTAAACTTGGTAAAGTTTCTAGTGTTGCACTTGATGAGTTTTTGAAAGATAATGATTTAGAGAGACCTCCATCTGCATCTAGACATCCACATATCCCACCAATCGGTCAGTGGAAAGATACTGATAAGAAATATTGGATAGATTTGTATAATGAATTAAAAGATTCTACTTATGAAATAGACTTTGGCGAGATTGCAGTCTATGAAAATAATGTCAAAATAGGAGAAACTTTTGAAGAAATATTAGATAAATCTATTGAATATGAAACTGATAGTAAAGATCGAAGTTCTGCTGGAAGATTTTCTTCTAAATTAATTGCTATGGAATGGGCACATATATGGTCGGAAATAGCGTCAAAAGATAAATTAAGTGAGTGGTGTAGAGTTCTTTATTATGGTGCTAAAAAAGAGTTCTCTACCACTAATGGTCCTTTTTTAAAAATCTACTAAACTTATGAAATTTAACATCGACGATCTCATAAAAAGTTTTGAAACTAAATCAAAAAAAGATAAAGATATCTTTAATGATTTTTTATATCAT